CAGCGTCAGTTTGGTCGGCTGTCGCACTAGATTCAATGCCATCGAGTTTCGTATTATCAGTGGCCGTAAAGTGGAGGTTGGTTGTGCCTTCAGCTATCTCATCCAAGTTGTCCTTGGTGAGTATTTGGGCATCGACGTAATCCTTAACAGCCGCCGAGGTTGGCAGCGTGGTGTCATTGTCGTTGCTCGAAATCGTATCACTTGAATCAACAACGGAGGTCGTGTTGATAATGCCTTTGCTGAAATTCTCAACCGTAACCTTCTTGGTCACTTCAGCATCAGTGTCCACCATCGGCAAAACATCATCAGTTGCTGGTGCTGCGCCGAGTGAGTCGAGTGCGGTAATTTTCTTGTTAGCCATTTATATCCCCCTAATATGTTTGAACATCCAACCGGCGCACCTGCCCCTGCTGGCGATAAAGTTTGTCAGCCTCCATCATTAATAAACTCTCCGCATTACGATCAGCCGATAACGCCAATTCGTTATTGCCTGTCGAGCGGAGGTAATCAGCGTAAATTCCGCGAGTCAGGTACACTTGAAAGATTGCCGGGATTTTCACGACATCCCACTTGGCCGCCGATGCAGTGGGCGACTCAGTCACAGCCACACTCGTGTTTGCATCATAAAAGTTTCCACTGAAATAAACCTGATCACCGCTGCTGTAAGCAGACGTGCTACTGTAGGTTGATCCTGTCAGGTTAGGCCGAACAATTCGGTACTCCAGCCAGATCGGTGTAGCATCGTCACGCAACTGAATATATCGATTCGTCCCGTCATCATAAATAGACCAACCTAACTGAGTGTTGACCGTGGTCTTCCGGGGGTTCTTACTGCTTACATTCAGTATCTCCCCTGCGTCAGCCGGGAAAGGCGCAGTCTCAACCCCGTCAGTGGTGGTGACAGTTGCACTGGCTACTCGAATAGTATCAGGCCAATATTCTCCCTCCCAGCACATCGACAACCGGCCATCAGCCAAATCTCGTATACGTTGAAACTCGGTCGTGGAGAGATTGTCCCGATCCAACCCAGACAACTGGGCTACTCCGTTCAATATACTGCTAAAGGTTAGCGTCCTCATACCGACCCACCTCCCTGACCCGCAGGAGCCACCCCGGTAAGTCCCACCTGTTTATTCTGCATTTGAGATACCCCCATTTGTAAATTTTGCATATACTTGCCAAACAATTCCTTGAACAACTCATTGCCCTGCATGGCCTCCTGAACGCCCTGACTGCTGCTCGCAATCTCTTGAGCGAACTGCATTTTAGTCCCGGCAGTGGGTTCGTTGCTCATGTCCTGATAGGTGGCCTCGACGCCCACCAACATTCCGGTAATCTCGCCCTTCGTTTCCTCGTAAAGTTTTCGGCTGGCACCCTGTTGATCGGTCAGCAATTCATCTGCACTCTCAGGAGCAACTGCCCTGAGCAATTTATTAACCAGTTTGCTGCGATCAATGGTGCCGCCAACATCCAGCGGAACAATGGCTTGTGCGATGGTTTGCATTTTTTGCTTCACCATCTCGTTGTCCATCTCGCTCACATTGAACCTTAAATTAAAATCAAATCGAACTGCGTCTTGAGTAATTGCCTGAGAAGCCTGACTGCTCGTGATACGCATAATCTCTTCAGGTGAAAGGTACTGGACGCATAACCTGAACATCTGCCGGTACACCTCCGAATAAGACCGCAACCACTCATTCACCATGCGCTGTTGCTTCATCATAGTTTGCGTCTGAGGGATTTTAGCGTTGGGCCTGCCAAAATATGCGTCTGCCTGCTCTTGGATCGCCTCAATCAAGCTGAAGGCCGTTGCAGGGGGCCTGGAGGGTGGCTGTAGCCACGCATAGTCTCCGGGCTTGGTAACAGGCAACTGAACACCCGGCCCTATCTTGTTTGCCATGCCAAGACGTTTGCTAACCTGCAAGGGTGGCATCGTCTCAAAGCTCGTAGCATCAAAGATCGAATCACGCTGAACCTTGATTTCGTTCTGCCAAGTCTTGACGATGTTAGGCACGCCGCGAGATTCAACCACACGCCGGGTAACATTCTCACGCCTGAACAGGACAAACGGATACTGGTTGTGCGCGTAGTCAAGCATCTCGTGAAGGGCGAAAAGTTTATTGCCGTCCACGTCCGAAATTAACGGACAGAAAATTGTGTAGTAAATTGATGGAACACCATTTGCATCAATCTGGCGCGTGTAAGCGTAAACAACCTCAACCAAATTATCGCTCCGGTTAAATTCACTGACCAAGCCTGTCAGGGTTGTCTGATCCAGATAGTTCAATGAACGACCAGAGGTGTTCAGTGCCGCATCGACAAATTTTTCATCCCAATTATCTGTCGTCACCTTGCTTCGCAACTCAACCTCTGTCAGGTATTGCCTGCGGAATATCACACGCGCATTCTGAATATCAATTGTCTCAGGCGGGATGGAAATTTCCTCGTGCGGTTTCAGGGCAACAATGGATGGACGATTGCGGCAAAGATAGGCTTCTGGAAAGACTGTCGCCCCGTCCTCACGCAATTCCTTAACGATCTTATTAGCCCTGCGCTTCTTCAGGTCAGGCACAAACTGCATCAATAATTCGGAAGCCTGATCGGCACGCTCCTTGTCCGCCACCATCTCAGGTAACTCGGCCAGTATGCTTGCCGGGTCACTCTCTTGGGCAATCATAATTAACTGCTCCATCGTGATCGGTTTGTTTCGTAAAGTCGCCTGCTGGTCCCAGCCGATAAACATGGCCGCCCAGCCGTAAGTGTTTGTGTAGTTAGCCAGCAGCTCTGCCTCTCGCTGTAAATCATTCTGCATCGAGGCACGCACCCAGTTCACCAAAGTGGTCGCGGCGGCACTGGGTTCAGTGTCAGTCAGTTCAACCGGGTTAACGCGAAGGTCGGCCCTGCTGTGGGCCACGGTTAACATGTCAACGCAGTCACCGATGATCTGGTCAGCTAGATAAACCCGGCAGTCGGATGCACCGTCAAACGGGAAGGCTTGGACTCCTTCAGTTAAATTCTTGCTCCACTTCTTACCGTCATCAGATTGACCTGACCAGCGGGCGAAACGGGTGTCTTCTGAATCACGAATGTCGGATAAGCTCAGTCCTTCATCCAATGAACGCTTATACTCCTTGATCAATTCACCGACATCAGGTGAGTCACTATGCTTTGCAAGTTTGTCGTCCATTACCTGTAAACCTTTACCTTGCGACCGGGCCGGTGATGAATAAATCCGTCACCATCATAACCAACCTGAATCTTATCACCGTGCGTCTTTACCCGCGCTTCAGGATTGTCGCGCAGGTATTCGTTCATAAATTGTTTGTCACCCCAGCACTCGTAACCTAAACGGTTGCCCCAGTAATGGTATGCACCTGCCGGGATGCTGCCGCGCATTTCCCCAAGGCCATCGGTTCTGGCGTAGGAAAGATTGTTGTTGTTGGTGGCAATAGCCTTTGCATCCGTGAATGCAGCAGACTGTTGATCAAAAAGTCTCTGCCCAAGAATCTCAGTCACTTGACGACCAAGACCCTCAGGCAGAGATTGAATTGCATGTTCGAGCATTTAGCTTTTAGGAGCCAAGATCGAACTTACCGTGTGCCAATGGGTTATGAACCACAAGGGCTGCAATGGCTTGGATCATACGGATCGGGCCACCACCAGCGTCAGGCAGTTCTTTAACTTCAGGCAGGTTGCTGTAACGCAACTCGATACCACTCATGTCCAGAACATGTCCGTCAGTAGCGGCTGGCATGAAGTTACTTGGCACCAAACTTATTGTGCCAAAATCTCCGCTGAACACATCCAGCGAGACTGTCATTTTCTTGCCGTTGACCGGACTGAACGTGCGAACCTGAGTTGCAGGTGTGCTGGTAGTCGAACCTTCAGCAGCGGTGCGAATGCCGGTCAGGCGATCCGTTAAACCACGCTTTAGAGTGCGTCCACAGGGCATCATGTAGCTCTTGATATTGCCGGTTTGGGCAAAGATAGAACTAAGCACGTCCTGCACTGTTGCATCAGTGATATTAGCACTGGTCGCTGTCGTCTCAATCGAGGCAGACGGAGTGCGGTATGCACTCGGAACCTGAAGCACAGAGCCACCAGCGGTACTGATCCAGGTTGCCAACCCCTTAGTGAGGTAAGCATCAGACCCGTCATCAGCTTGAGCATCATTTGCAGAGCAAACAGTTAGCTCAATATCACGTTTCAGTTCTACGATCTTCTTAGCGATACCACCGGCCAACTCAGAGTTGAGTCCAGCAACATTGCTAACGTCCATCGCCAACGTCGATACGCGAAAAGCGCGACGAAAGACTTGAACGTAGTTCTGTATAAGTGCGCGATTGGCACCGGGGTCTTCGTAAGAAGACACATCAGTTCCATCCACGGTTCCTGTGCTGACGGCGGAGGCATAACTGTCTCCCTGCCATGTCATTAATGTATTACCGGGCTTGCTGCCTTTTTTAGCGGCAGAAGTCACCGGAGTGTCGTGTGCATCCACGTTGGCAATTAAGTCAGCGAGGTCTTCACGTTTTCCAATTTGTGTTCGTTCTAGGGTAGCGGCCACAATAGCCCTCCTTTTCTTTGTGCCACTCGTCTATAAATGATCTGCGGCGATTAATTGGGCGAGGTCGTCCACTTCACCCGTCTCAGAGAAGCGTTTTCGTGCAGAAGATGAACGGGCTGTCGATTCATCCACCGGGGCCGGTTCGGCAGTCGGTGCCGCTGGCTGTTTCGGTGCCTTCTTCGGTGCCGCTGTTTTCTTCGGTTGCTTTGCCTGTTGTTCCGCAGCTAATCGCATTTGCATCCCCATCAGTGTATCTCCGACGATAACCTTGTAATCGGGAAAGCGTTGAACTTCAGGAAACTCACGAATGATATTGTTAGCGGCTTGGTACTCGGCGGTGGTTTTATCCTCCCACCACTTGTACGTCTTGTTCGCGTACTCCTCATTCGCCTGATTCTCCTGAATCCACTGCTGTCGCTGCGGCAGGTGTTTGCGTAAAGCCTTAGACGCTTTTTTGCGGATTCCCCGCACCTCCTCGGCTGAGTATTCCACTTCACCGTCACTGGTGTTGACCACTGCTCCGTCCATGTTGTCGTCGCACCAATCGATCACCTGCTCGGCGTTGTGTTCTTCCCGTTGTACGTCCTCAAGTTTCGTGACATGCGCGAAAGGGTTGTCCGGGGTGACAGGAGCCGTAGCAACTGCCTCCGGTTCGGAGTCCTTGGATTCGAGTTTAGCCTTTAAATCGGCTATCGTCTCCTCGGCCCCCTTCCATTTTTTCGTCAGCTTATCAATTCGCTTTTGAACGCCACGGGGAGTCTCCTCCTCGGCATCTTCGGCTTCTGCTTCGTCTTCCCCGGCGTTTGCTTCCGTTGCATCTTCATCGGCAGCCGGTTCATCCTCCGCACTTGCTTCTTCTTCGTTATGTGAAAGAACGTCCTCTTTGCCTTCCTCGGCCTCTGCTTCAGCAGGGGTTTCGTCTGGCGTTTCTTCTTGCGGAACAGTCTCTAGTTCCAATGTTTGTTTCAGAGCGTCTGCCAAACTGGCTTCGTCTGTAACTTCCACGGTTTGGGGGCTGTCCGTTTGCCCAACTTTTGTCGCCATTGCTTTTTTGTGACCCGCAAAGTGGGTCGGTATCCCCAGCGTTTAATTATGTGAGGCGAAAAAAACGCAGAAACATTTCGCCGTTTTAAGGTAGACAAGAAAAAAGGCTCTGAAGAAAGGGAGTGCTTCCCGAATGGATGGTTAATGCATCTTAATGCACCAACATAACGAAGGAGGTGAAATTCAGTTGATACTTTGAAGGCAGACTTTGCGTCTAACTGATCAGGAAGGGGGCGTATGTTATGGGTGGAAGCGAACTGGGACTAGTTATGGCCCTCATTGATACCGCAGCTAATGTTGCGCTGGGATGTGCAGCAGTGGCTTACTGCATCAGAGGGGAAAAACAGTAAACAGAAACGGGCGGCTCATTTCGGGCCGCCCGTTTTCTTTTCCATGTGAGGTTGGGTTACTTGGGCTTCTTCCCGGCACGAATCTTCCGGTAGTAATCTGAATCCCCGCGCACCTTGCTCTTGCCGGTGCCTGCCCTGCCGCCTTTGCTGCCTATCTCGGACATGGCTTGCGACAGTAGCTCCTTGCCGAACTTTTCGATTTGGTCGGCTGTATTCAGGTCAGCCTCTTCAGCCTTGGTTAATTTTCTGCTCTTCATTTCGTTGCCTCCGTTACAATTTCCGATAGATAAGTTGGGTAGCAATCAATCTGGGCTACTGATTGAAGGAAAGCCAGTAGACCCCTTTTATCGGTAGGCACATTGACCTCATCAATTTCTGGATCAGTCACTACTTCCCCTTCGTAGTCGCCCCCGTCTTTGTTCTGCCTAATGATGTGGCTTTTGATTCGCTGGGCATCCCGCTTTGTGCCAGCCCAGAACACTGGATGGCCGTCAACGTCATCCCACGCACACGTTACTTTATACATTTTCATTTCGCTGCCTCCTTTAATTCTGCCCAGCCGTTTTTCAACGCCCAGCGGTGAAGTTGTTTTTGAAACCGATGCGGAACACTTTTACCATTATCAAAATGAGTGGGTAACTGAGGGTGGCCATTTGGGTTAAACGTGACATATGCCCAGCCTCGATCCGTAATGCCATCATCATCGTTGCCGTAGTTTTGAACCAACACGAGGTTAATTGTTTTCCCGGTAGCGGCACGGAGAGTTTTATTTGTGAATTGGTACAAATGACGATCCAAGTCAGCGGTCTTATTTGCGTCCCTGAAATCATGTTCCAATACTTCATTCCCGTCACACGCTTCCAAATCCCATTCGTATGTTTTTCGGTTGCGCAATGGTGGAGCAAATTTATAACTCATTTCGTTGCCTCCGGGTTGGATGTTAAGACCATTTCAGGATAGCCGTCAGATACCTGATCATTGTGCGACCCCATCGTGTTCACTGTTTCCACGCCCTTCCTCACTCGAATGGTGCATCGATACCCTACGTCACCTAGGTCAAAGAATGAAGCACGACTGCCGTCTGAATCGCAAGGGATGATTGCTAGAAACCCAGCCGCATTACCGTTGAAAGGATAGCGCGGGTTCATTTTATCACTAATGCGCTTTGTGACCCTAAAGAAGTGAGCCGCCATCGTGTAAGGTTTGCCGTTGTAGTTAAGGAAGTGTCGGAGGCAGTAAACACCGCCGACCTTGAATTTGATTCTGTTCTTCATTTTCGTATCTCCGTTTGTTTTTAGTTGTGAGGTGTTTTACACCTCGCGTTGATTCAAACTAGTCCACACAACCGCTTGTGTCAACCCCTCATAGTCGATTTCCTTTAAAAAGGCGTTTTAGCCTGAAAAAACAGGCCCAGGATTGCGTTCTAAGGCGTTTTGATTGATGGCCGGGTATGTTGACATGGGGTAAATTGAGTTTAAATTGCCACTCTAGTGAAGCCGCTAGTGTAATGCTCAAATACCGCAGCCCGGTCATCGAGGTGCTGAATCATCTCACCATACTCATTGAAGCAGCATTCGTATTCATTGATTTGCGCCATGCCCGTCTTCGACAATTTCTTGGCGCACCGTTTTGCCTCGGCAAGGTTGTGAGTCCATAATCCTCCAAACTCTACATCAGGCTCAACGTACCCCACAACATGATACTGCTTCCCCACCCTTGCTACCGTCTCTCCCTCTACTGTGTCGCCTATCTCGTAACTCATGCCAATAGTATCGCACAAAGCGTGCCAAACTATAAATGCCTGTTTTTGCGGGGTGCATGACTTTAGAGTCATGTAAAAAAATCAATCTAGGTTTAAATTTTATCAATAAAGATTGATAAAATCAGCCACCCGTCTTCCGGGCAATAGCCATTTCGCGTAACGCAAGGAAGTGGTCACGCACTTCACGCACGGCGGCTGCCTTCCCACACATGTAGGCCCGTTGATTCGCGTCAAGGGTAGCGTCCAGTGCGGTATCAGTCTCCACCTCAACGAAGTCATTCATGCCCTTCAGCATTTCCTCAAACAATTCATTCTTACCCTCCCACTGGTAGACCGTGTAATTTATTTCACTTAATTCCGACATGCTTTAAAAGGTCTTCCTTATGATATTTATGGCGGCCACCTAAAGTCGTATAAACTTTTATCAGGCCAGCCTTGCGTAGCTTCTGAATGTAACGCTCCTCTAATCCCGTTAACTCAGTCGCCTGCTTCAGGCTTAACAGTAATGGCAGTTCTTCGTTCATTAGTAAGCCCCTCCACCCACAGCCGCATACGTCTTCTCATCAACATGCGCCAAGTCGCTCGTGATCAGGTAACGTAAAACGTCAACCGGGTCTTTGAATTTATTCTTGTCAGCCCCGGCACTGCTCACGTTCTGCAAGCAGTCAATCAGGTTACCGCAGTCACGGCTCACATACAGTTTCGGTTCATTGATCATCGTCACAGGTTCCTCAGTGTTATAGCTCATCTGCTCATTGATCTGCTGCACACCCTGATCCACGTTCAAACCCGGTGCAGGCGTGAACCACATTTCATTCGGTTCATCCGCCAACATGTCAATCAGCGTAACGCCTCCCTCCTTGGTCGCCTGCGCCGATCCTCCCGCTCTTGGATCGATAAAGCGTTCCTCAATCTTTTCGCCATCCTCAAGCTCAAGAAATAATTCCTTATACTCGTTTATTCCGCGACCCTCTGGCTTCTGCGCTGGCCCCATCTGCCCCTCAACCTTGTCGCCCGGTATAGCCCATTCGCCATACGTCTCTTTGTCAGGCCATTCCTGGTAAACGTACATCTTCCCATCAGGCGTGCAACGCATCCACAGTGCCGACCAGTTACGACTCCCGGCAGGATCAGTACACATGTAGTTCGTACCCTCCAGAGGCACGTCCTCCGGGTTAACGATATGGTCAGGGCCGAACTTCGGAAACCAGTTGCCCGTTGCCTTCTCGCACCATCCATAAGCCCTGAGACGAACGGTAACCGTATTCTCCCCGGCCAAGCTGCGTTCCATCTCTTCAGGAGACTGAAACGGATTCATCTCTGAATGAAACCAGATGACCGCACTATTCTCCTTCACACACTTGGCCTTGTAAGGCATGTGACCGGGCTTACAGCCAACCGGGGGAGGCGATTTTTGAAGTAAGGAGGCTTCACGCACCTCGGCAACCTTGCACCCAGCCACAAAATCATTTACCACAGGTGTCCACCCGGTAATCGGCGTAGCCGTGATTAACAGCTTACCCGTCCCACGACTACCCCGCCTCGTAATCAATCGATACTCAGCAGTCTCCACCCAGTGCCACGGCACCAACTCATCAAACACAACCATGTCACCCTCAAACCCCTCCAGAATATCTGGCTGTTGAGCGTAGTTCAGAAACCAACACTGACTTCCGTTCGGCAATATAAACGTCCCATCAGTAAAACCATTCTTTTGACTGTAATTGATGTTCGTCGTCTTCGTCTTCTTGATGCCCTTAAACTCCAACGGGATATGCGAAAACACACTCGGCTGCTGGTCACGAATACTACTCGCAGCAGTCATGCTAAACATAGCCACCCTGCTGCCCTCCCGCTCCATCATCATCTGCATGGCGTAATGCGCCGAGAAATAGCTCTTACCACTCCGGTTGCCCCCAGAGACTAACAACCTATCATTCTCATCCAAAAGCGCAGCAGCGTCCTTCCAGTGTTCAGGAATGACACAGTGCCGATACGGGTCAACGTAGCTCGGCCTCAGTTTCTTGTAGAAGTAATCATGCAGCCACTCCTGCACCCTCTCAACACCCTGCTCCTCAACCTGCTCCGCCAAATACTCCTTCGTCAACCCGACAAACCGCGAAGGCGGCCACGCTAAACATGTCTCCAGCAGTTCCTCCGGGGTTTTAGGTTGCAGGTTCATTGATCCACCAAGTCCAGGTTCTTTGAGTGCGACAAATCATCAATCGGCAGATGAACATACGTTTCTGCTGGGCAATTCGTGCAACTCAGGTTCGTCACTATCCCTTCACCTTCAAAACCATAATCCTCGTAATCATGGTCACCACCCCAAATCAATTCCGAATTGCAATGCCAACAGTTCATTGCCAATCAAAATTGCCGGGAAATGATCGGCAACCCGTTTTGTCGATCAAAAGAAAAGCCAACAGGGTGTTCACTATCCCGGTGGAGCTACGCAGCCCAGAAGGCCATGAAGTTAAACCGGAAGTCCACGACTCTCTCGCGGCTCTATTCCCTGTCAGCGTTTTCATCGTATCGGCTGTTTACGTTTTTGTCGAACTTGTGGCCCTTCCCGCTCCGCCAGCCAAGCACTAGCTCGACGATTAAAAGCCTCACACTCCTTCACCGTAGGTATCTTACCCGGAAACCCCTCACCAGACTCGCTCACACGCAGATCAGAGTAAGTCGTGTTTCTTGGCCCCTGCCCTGCCGGGACTGGCTCGTGTCGCCCCAACTTCATCCATCGCCCTCCGGTCGCCTCGGCCGCCTGTAACCCTTCCACCCATTACCCTCCTTCCATACCGTCACCCGTAAACCCGGCTTGTACAGCCGGTTATCACCCACGTTAACAATCTGCGGCTCACTCTCACCATCAATCAAGCATCGCACCAAGCGCGTGTTCAATATTCGCGCCTTCAATACCTCCGCACCCCTCGTAACAGGCCCATCAGGCAGTAACTCGCTCACATCGAATTTCAGGTCTGCCGCTAACCTCCGCAAACCACACTCAGTCCATACCATCGACCGACCAAACATCAGCCAATCCACGTTACCCTCGTACTGGCCGCTCTGGCGGTGCCGCCTCAGTTCCTCACGCGATAAACCTGTTGATGCCGCGATTGCCGCTTCTTTCGTCATTGCCGTCATTGCGCTATTGGTAAAATTAAATTTCCCCCCTTATCCGTCGCAAACCGCCGCCGGGGAAATCGAGGCACCCCCCCGCCCCCTTCTGTGGGGCATCTTGTCCGTAATTTGTACGGTTTTTCATTTCACTCCTGTTTTTCTGGGGGATTTACGTCAACACACACAGACTTTTCGTCTGTTTGTCCAGATTTTAGGCCGCCAAGTAGCTCACCGAGGTCGTTTTTGTCCAAGTGAAGGTGGATGTTTTCAGATTTGGTCGAACTCTGCCCAGTCTCCTCCCGATAGTGCTGGGAAACGGTTCCGTAGGTGAACGCATATTGATTAGGAGACATGCGACCAGATTCAACAGCTTCAACCATCTTATCCGACAGCACCTCCCGCAAATTCTCGGACTTACGCGCCATCAGGTCTTTGTGTGACGGGATGATTTCAGCGTGCCGTGCTTTAATCTCGTGTATCGTCGTTGTGGCGACTCCGAAGCGGTCAGACACCTTCACGACAGGCACGCCTTCTCGTAAGAGCAGCACGACCGTCCTGTACGTCTCGTATGGCATCCTGCTACCTGATCCACGGTCAGGCTGCACGACCTGAATGGCTTGACCTTCGTTATCGACGACAGCTAGGTCAGCGGCAGGGCCGAGAGACACCTCCTCGCTCATAATTCGTCTGCCTCCCACGGCCAGATGCCTTGGCCTGTTTGTTCTTGGTTTTCGGCCTCGCACTCTTCGCAGATTGAGTCTTCCTGTAGTAGCAGCAGCATTGAACCTCTGAAGGCTTCTAATGCGCCTTCAAGTTGTGGCCCCGGTTCAGCGGTTACGCGCACTGTTTCCTTGTAAACTGCGTGACATCCGCACCCTTCACATTCGGATGCTGTAATGAATGTGTGCAACTGGCCAGATTTTGGCCGTACAGCGTTTCTATTTCCCCTTAGCATGATTTGTCCTCCTTCTCCTTTGCGGCTCTTAGGAGCCATCCTCGCAACATTAACGAGGTATTCTACACCTACCTCACCAAGGTAATTGACCTTGGGGCTTTTGGTCGAGTTTGTTTTGCTCACTAGTTTGACGACTTGTGTGCAATCGGTCATCGAGTTTTTTTTGGATTCGTTGTCTGCCGCTGTAGTGTGCCTTGAGGCTGCCTGAGAGTTTTTCGATTGCTACGGTATCGGCGGCTGTACGCAACTCGTTCGTAATGCTTGTGATGTAGTCGTTCGTTTTGATGAGTTTAGCTTTTAGCCCGGAGCATGTATCACAGTGAATGATGCTATGGAGCCTGTTAAGACCGTATGGGTCAGTGTGAGGCAGTTCGACCTGTAGGGCGGTATGGCAGTGGGGGCATTGATGGTCTTTGATCATAGATTGTCGATTTCTGCCATGATGCGTTTGTGCGCTTCGTCGGCTTGGGCTGCGATTCGTTCTGCGTCCCGGTCGAAGCCGGTTTTGGCTGCTGCCTTGATGCCCCACTCTGTAGCGGGTTCGAGGTAGCACTGCTGATTGAACCAAGTGGCTGGGTGTTTGATGTATTTTGCGGAGTCGGGTTCTGCGGCAATTCGTTGTTCGCAGGCCGTGGCCCATAGTTTCGTTTTTTCAACCAAGGCTTGGTAAGACAAGCCGTGTTCCTTTTTGGCTGATTCGAGTTTGAGTGCCTTGCGAATTGCTTTCAGCGCATTCGGCCTGCCGACCTTCCGAGGGTAGGCATCGTAGATAGCCTCAACTTCACTTTCTGGTATATGACTGGTTCTTAACTGGTTCTTTACTGGTTTGGGTATCTGTGTGGTACTACCGGAGTAACTGTGTGGTACTACCGTAGTATCTGTGTGATACCCCCTATCACTGTGATACCCCTCTGGATCGGCTACTGGGAGGCGGTATAAGTTGGTGCGATTGGCTCTGGATTCGACCTCCAGCAGCTTCTTATCTTGAAGCTCACGGATAGCCCGAACGGCGGTCATTCGGCTGATGCCGCAGCGGGTTGCGAGGGTGTCCATTGAGGGCCAAGCGGAGTCATTATCCCTCCCGGCGTAATCGGCAATAGCAAGCAGCACGAGCTTGGTTAATCCGTTAACTGGCATATCCCATGCCCATGCTGATGCTTTAAGACTCATTCTTCTGAGTAGGTTCCGTGATACGGATTCGGCTCATAATCCTCTGGAGATGGTTCAGGGTGAATCACCTCTAGTTCGGATGAACCTTCCCACCGTTGCATGATGCGATCCATCAGGCCGGTCTGCTTAACGCGCTTCCACCAGTCATCAGGATACTCCTGATTACGGACTGCCTTGATTGCGTCACACGCCTTGCGCCAATCTTGAGGCGACTGACAGGCTTCGAGTGTTTTTAGTTCTACAGTTGTTATGTTCATTTCTTAAATTGTTTTTTAAATTCCCTACGCAACTCGGCCTTCAACATCCTGTCTGCCTTTCTCCTGACCCTCCTTGAGTCAGGCGTAATCCGATAACAGGAACCTGACGCAGCCCCAAACATTGGCCTGAATGCATCCCCTTTACCCATCTTCACTAAATTTTCATCTATGCTTTTCATTTCTTAAATTGTTTCAGTTGATCCTGGTTAAGTGCGTACACCGGGCCATGCCCTAGATCAGTCAGGTTGTCCGGGTGGATCAGGTCAGCGGCCAGTGCGTACCCGGCGATCCGGTAGTTAGGCATCTCACCTATGAGCAGCACGAACACGTCACTGGGGTGCTTCTTTTTGTTGGGGTGAGCGAGTAAGCGGCCATCCGGGTAGGCTGTTACCTTCACATCGATTGTTTTGCCCTTTAGAATGCCGTCTGAGCCGCCTGAAACGGGTTTTACTTCCATGACAGGGCAGATGTTGAAATGCTTCGCAAAGGCCAGTTCAGCGGCCATCCCTTCCACCTCGGTCTTGTGCTGTGACTGCTTTCCTTGCTTTTGGTTCGTGATACCGGCTGCACGGCTCACCAGAGTCCTCATACTGGCCAGCATTTGAGCGACAGCGCACTCTGATGCGGAGAGTTTGACGGTCATAGCAGGATGTAAATCAGCAGCCATACTAATAAGCCCACTACAATAAAATCAATTATCAGGCTGTAGTCCTTGGGTTTCATTTTTGAGCGAAGGCGGGTTGAGCCACTTCTTATCGTTGATTCGCTGGTAGTCACTTAGAGACACATACGTCCCCTTCTTGGAATGGAAGTGACCCTTCCGTTTTGGTGTACCCCAGCACATTTTAAATTTACCTGAATTTTTCCTCTTCACGATTTAGCAATCTCCTTCCACCTCTCCATCTCCTTGCGGAGTTGCTTCTTGCTCATTCCATCATCCTCTGGCTTCTCGTGATCGCTGACCCGGCCCAGTGTTTGGATAATGTGGAAGCAGGCAGTGCGTGCATCCATCTCCTCATCCAACCCCTTGAGTGCGAGCTTGCACACCTCATCGATTTGGTCGCGGAGTGTGATTAGGTAGACAACTTGATCAACAGCCTCGTTGATTGCTTCACGCTCAAGTGGCTTCTCCCACAGGTGTCCTCCGTGTTCCTGAATCCCTTGCAGGTACTTTGTGTTTACGAGTTCGTCGAACTCCGTCTGGATGTGACTGATGTGTTCGTAGTCGGCTAGTGTTGGTACTCCCATTGTTCTTTCCTCCTTTGAATATTAGGTCGTAGTTGTTTCTGAATTTGTCTGAGAAATTATTTCTCGGCACACTTCCTTTGCTCATATCTGGTAATCGGAATCGATTGGCTCCTTGACGACTAACCATCTGGCAACCTTCCACTTTTCAAGCGAACGTGGGTCTGAGAGGACTCGCCTTTCGACCGCCGATTTAGCGTGCATGACCGTGCCGTGGCACCGTTTAAATAAACGGCCAGTTCGACTCAACGCCCCCTTGTTACTGGAAAGCGATTTCCATGTAATCACCATCGCAACCTGACGCGCCTCGGCAATCGGCTCAAAGCGTGAGCGGCCAAGTATCTCTTCGGGCGTGACCCGGTAAACTTCAGCTACTCCCCGGACAATCCCCTCAAATTGATGTTTAAAATAATTCATAGTTTTGGTTTGTAGTTTTTTTCGTACTGCCAGAGGCGCAGTGCTGCCTCGAATGCTTCCATCGCTTCACTCACCTCTTCAGGTGTCCACAGCTTGATAATCGGTTCCATTGGCTCAGTCGTATTGATTGCAACACTGACCACCGGCACCTTGGTCATCAGGCAACTCTGGTAGAACGCCAACTGCATGACCCATTTGGAATAATAGTTTGGTTTGTACACCGGCTTCTTGGCTTTACTCAGCTTCATCTTCTGAGTCTTCCAATCGACCAACACTGGCTGATCACCGACAAGCTCGGCTGCCTTGCCCTTGAAGTAGACCATCGCATCAGCCTTACCGGCTACACCGAGGCTGCGGTTAACCAGTACCCTTTCACTCCACTCATGTGCCTTGATATTTCCTTGGCTCCACTCGTGAAACTTTTGCAGGATAGGGCAGGACTCATCCCAGAGCCTGCCGCCGATCATTCTCTCAATGCCATCATGGACAAGCGTCCCAAGCCTCGCCGCTTCATTGCGGAGAGACTCAGAACGCTCGACTAATCGTCTACCAAAAACGTCACCTGACTCGGCTGCCCCGCGCTGCAATTCCACGGCAGCAACCGCCATCTGATTGAGCTTCCATCGCTCTAAGCCATCAGATCGGACAATCGACAGGATTGAAGTAGGTGAGGGTAAGAGTTGTTCCTTGCGTGCATCACGCAGGTTAGCATCATACCTTGGCTCACCATCGGCTGTATACCAATGGCCGCCACCGTCTGGTTTAACGAATAGAGATGCCATGATTACCAACCTGGGTCAGCAGTTACTCTCTCGTGCGAATCAGGTACTTTAACGTCCTGACCTTTTGCGGGGGGCATTATTGAACTTATCCTAATTGATACCCCGGACCCATCTTGCTTCTGTTTCTCGATCACGTTCACACTGGCTTGTGCGCCTACCAGTTGCTCGGTGTTGAAGTTACTTTTCTCTTCATTCGACAGGTCTTGGCCGCGCCACTCTATAAGTGCCTCCCTGAACTTGCCCATCGGATGCAAGGTAGCGTTGAACCAAGCTCCGAGGTAAATAGGATCACCATCCTTCGTAACTTGATCGCCAATGCAAAAGACGATCTTAATCTCATTGGTCGTTCGTGTCTTACCCTCGTAGGTGCTTGTTTTTGGGCCAAGCTCAATAACATCAACACAGACTGCCGGGTGTATTCCTACCGTGGGCTTCTCCCACTCTTCTTGCTTCGCTTCACTCAATATCATTTTTTTCCTTCTGTTCGGTTGTTTCGGTTTGTTCGTTTCGGGACTGAGTGTCAGCTAACGCCTCCAGCCAGTAGCCAAATTCTTTATTGTCTTGGGTTTCGTTCCGCATGTTCTGCGGGTAATTAATTTGCATTCTCATAAGCTCCTTTGTTTATAGTGCAGGTATTCTACACCTCCTGTAGGACAAACGCTGTCCCACCAAATAACTATTCTGCTGGAGGCAAATCGCCTCGTAAAAACTTAGCAAACTCATCGGCTGGCATCGTGACCAGCCACGGGCTGTGGTTCTTTTTATGCGCCACAATCGGCACCTTACCTGTTCCTTCACAATCACGCTTGGCTTGATCGATTGCGTCATGGATGTTCAGGCGTTCCACTGCCTTCACCTCCCAGTGGATGTAATTCAGTGACGGGCAAACGACATCGGGGAAGTCCTGACCAAACTGATCACGGCCAGCATTCTGGCAGCCGCGCTTTGCATCAAACATTGGGGTGCCGTCCTTGTTGAACCCAATGTCTTTGAGGTACAGGCACCAAGCCCTCTCGGCTCTGGCACCTTTCGCTCTGGAATTAATGCGGCTCATCGGCGGGGTGTGGGGGTGCCGATGAACCGCTGGAGGGAAGCGAGTGTTATGCGTACCCCTTGCGAACCTATTCGGATCGGCTCAAGGTCGCCTCGCTTCAATAAAGTGTCGATGTGCGGGATACTGCAATCCATCAACTCAGCCGCATGTTTGCGGGAGACGAGTTGCATTGCTTCTAATTGTTTATCTATTTCCATGTTTTTAATGCGTATGGGGTCACGTCGAAGAGTAGCCCGTTAGTTAATTGCAGCCTGACGTTTCGCTTTTCTGGCTTGCCAAAGGCATCGCCCACAATGCGTCCCTTAATTGCCGGGTTATCCTTGTGCTTCACCCGGTCGCCCACTTTGAATGTTACTTCTTCAACCATGCCTCAATCTTTCGGATCGCACGTTGAGTTGTTGCCGGGGATTTGCTTACATCGAATTTAACCTTGCGTGCATTACCAACACCCCAGTTGTAGCCCATGTATATCTGGCCTGCCGTGGGGTATTTTACACCTCGGTCACGAATGTATTTCTCGATCCACTGTAAATAGCTGACAGCGTACAGGCGACTCCACTTAATGTCTATAGACCCCTCCTTGTAGGATGTGGTGGGAAGTCCGTCACGTTGACGGATTTGCGTGGTGTGCTGCCATGTAGGCTGCCAGAATTGAAATGCGCCTGAAGCCTTACCGCCGTCTCCAATCGCCGTGGCTCGCCCGTTCGACTCCACTTGGCATACCGCTTCGATTAGCTTTGCGTTGACTCGGCTTGGTGCCGCTGGCTTCGCAGAAAATCCGCTCAACGTACTCAGCAGGAGTAAGGCCAGCAGACTTAGCCTCTTTGCGAAGTGCAAGGAGGATTCGTTTATCAAGCCATGCTGCGAGCAATGCTTTATGTTCTGCGCGTTGGTCTGGCACGGGTCTTCTGTGTCACACTCCATCGGCATATCCGATATAATCTTATCCACCTCATCCATCAGGTAGCGTTTTGATTCGGAGTTTAAATGCCCAAATTTCCGGGCAGACGCATTTGAAATGATTAAACTGACACTCTCCATAACTAGCTCCTTTTCTCCTATTAGTTTCAGGCGGACTCCGCCCGGTGAGCTACTTATAAGGCGGACTCCGCCCAGAAGTAAAGTACAATAGTAGACTATATTGTTAACAGGTTATTATTTAGAAGGCTTCTTTTTCTGACTGCCAATATCGTCAGACTCCCCCATCTCATCCTTGAGCATGTTCCTGATTAAGTCCGAGACACTCACGCCCCGCCTCTTGGCCTCCTTGGCGAGGCGTTTGCGGAAGTCGCCGGTAACCCAGAATCCGACTCTCTTCATTGATGGATCGCGAAATGGCATTGCGTTAAAACCAATACACACACTGTAGCACAGTGTAATACAAATACTACTTATCAACACAACAAAAGCCTATAAGTCTATTTACTTATTGGGTTGTCTACCGGATCAAGGTCTGGCAATTGGTCACCAATGGCGGCCTCCAGATCGGTATCATACACCTCGACAACTTTATCGGCTGTCATCACGTCAAGCTCAACTTCAACGTAAACATTCTTTTCCATAACAAAGAGGGGGTTTTCCTGTTGGGAAACAGAACATTACCCCCCCTTTATCAGAAAACCAGAAAAAGTTATGACACAAGTTTTTCGCAACAAGATTTGTTGCGCTGATGACAAGATCAGCTTACCCAACCGCCGCCTGTTTGTTAACAGGCTGCTCGGCGGTCAGGTTAATTTCGTACTCAGGCTGCTTAACAATATCAGCGTAATAACTCTCGGTAGTGGTAATAGATGCATGACCCAGTAAACGCTGCACCGCGAACAGGTCTTTAATCTGGTGACTTACTTCACTGCCAAACCACCTCCGCAACTCATGCGTCTTTTTCTTTTCAGTCCACCCGATAGACAAGAACCACTTACACAGTCTTCTGCCAATCCCCTGCTTGCGATCATTACCACTGTATGCAGGGATGATGAACTCAGAGTCATCACTGAGTAAAAGAATCTGATCATACACCGATTCGCTTAACGGCACCCGGCGAATTTTACGACCCTTCGGCACCCACGTCTCAGTGGGCTGAACGTAAAGCACCCGTTTCCCCTTGTAAAAGGTGATCCATTCCTTCCGAGCCTGTAAAGCCTCTGTCCTCCGCAAGCCACACCCCGCAGCCAACTGGAATAACAAGTAGGCCGAGGGGTCTGACTCTTTCAACGCAGGGAGGTTAGCTTTCAGTGTCTCCACCTGGCCATCGATCTTCTCGTACAGGAATTCAACGGGAGTACACTTCTGGTGCGGTGCTTCAACGAATGTGCTTATGTCAGGCAGGCCGGGATAGAGTTTGTCCACGATGTTTCGCTTGGAAAATAAACTCTTCGCATCCCCTAGCAAACTGTTTGCACCACGAATACGACTCTCGCGTGCCTCACCCGCTTCCGGGTAACCTAAGAGCCTATTCTTCATAAACTTCTTAACCAGTTGACGGTCGAGGATTGTAGCAGGTAGCTTGTCAATCGCTGGCTCAACCCATTCCCCTGACTCAGCATCCTTAACCTGTTTCCGTTCAATCTGGAGGGCTGTACGAATCAGCGTGCGTAAACGATTGCTGGCCTCACGAGAAACGCGCTTGGTCTGAGTCGGCACATCCTGTTCGATAAATAATTGAATGCACTGACCAATCGTGATGACACCCTTCTTGTTCTGACCGGCATGAACGAAGTCCCATTGTTCGCGGGAGGCTGCCCGGACTTTGTCCAGAGCAGTGGCTGCTGCTGTACGTTCATCCGTGGTGCGGAGGTTGAGTTGGTGGTGCTTGCCGTTGGCAGCGAAGCGGGTGCGCCAGTTCTTACCGCGCAACTCGATCACTGCGGTGGTGCCGTCCTTCGCAGACACCTTGCGCTTGCTGTCAACCGGCTTGCCGTTGCGGCCTATGTATTTTTCGATCTTCATTTTTAGTAGCTCCTGATTTTGTTTTTAGATGTCCCGCAGGACATTGGTGTTTTACACCTTAACCACCCTTACTGCCAAGCATTAATTTGTCCAAAATTTGTCCAAGGGCTATTTCCGAGGGGCAGCGTTTAGAGCTGATGTGCAGAATAGCACGGTATAACAGAAGAAAAAATGGGGTGATCGACCGGGCTTGAACCGGCGACAACCAGAATCACAATCTGTAAATTTCTTTGCTCACACAGTCATTCATCCTCATTCACAGGCATAAACTGTAAATCACTCACCCTCCAAAACACCTCATATTAGACATATTAGAAGCACTGACTTGTCCAAAATTTGTCCAAAATCACCTTCGGGGTTTGATCGACTTTACTGCTCCTCGCGGGATGGCGGTGTAGTCTCCTAGCGTCTCATCAACTGGCCCGTCATCGATATATTGGCTGGTCGCTATTACCAAAAATTCCTTGTCGGCCTTTACCAATTTTCCTTCCGTCCAAACGTCGGCAATCTTAACATCCTTCAGTGGCTGGTTGATATAACCTACGATGTCCTGCCATAGGCACCTGACCCTAGTTCCTACTGGTGGAAGCCGCTTCATTTTAATAAATGCCAAGCCTCCTTGAATGGTTCGTAAACTGGCAGCTTCTTCTTAACGCCGACCGGCCAAGCTACCAGACGGTAGGTGCGTAACACTTTCACCGGGATGACGAAGTTGCCCAGCGGCGTCACAGCCACCACAAGGTCACAGTCTCGGAGGTTGTACGGGGTGTGCTTTCGGCTTCCCTTCTGGAGGTTAACTGAGGCTGATCCATTCTTAGCGATCTGGCATGTACCCTTAACCTGAATCCTACTGATCTTACCATTGAAGTCTGCGACCAAATCGTAAGCCTGCCCATCGCCGTATGGCCACAAGACTGTCCCGCCCAATTCAGCTACCTTCAGGGCTACCGCTAGTTCATGGCAGTTGCCCTGCTGTTTGTACTTCGTAATTGCCACCACCCGAAATTCATTTGGCCTTCTCCCTCTTCCGCAACTCCCGCTTGTACTTGGTCTTAAAGATTTGTTCAGCACGTTGCTTGCTGCCTGCAACCCCAGCCAGTACACCGTCCGGGCCGTACACCCTCCAGTTGCCTGCCTTGGTCAACAGCATCGACCAGCCTATACTGTTACGCTCGGCACCCGGTACTGCGGCATCAGGCATGAAGCGTGCAATGCCGGTGTCCAGCACCTTCGCTTTAACCTCCGGGGTGAGCTTGACGATGTGGACGGGGAGGGGCTTCAGGTCAACACCCTCTAGGAACTCCTTCTGTTCAGGTGTTAACTTGCTAATCTCACCCGTCTCCACCTTTAGCCCCAGCTTCTTCCACGTCTTCATCTTGACCAGCATACGGTCGTAGAAACCTTTCATGCCTTCCTTGCGCGGTAGCGATGTCCCGGCATCCTCGTTTTGCATTCTCTCCCAAGTGCGGTCGGTTAGCTTATCAACCTGCTTCTCGAAATTCTCCGGTGACCATTGGCCGCGTTCACGCTCCATCACCGTCTCCTTGATTAGGGCGTGTAACTGTTCCTTGCTGGTGATCGTGTCGCCGCTTTCCTTGAGTATACCTTCTGCACGGGCAGCAGCCTCAATGTTAATGCCGTCTGCCTCGCTACCTCGTTGCTCAGTAGCCTTGACCTTCCAACCGTCACCGTCCTTCACCCATGCAATCTCTGAGGAACCGTACCGCTGAAACTGCGTCTCACCCTTCGTCCAACTGATGGCATCGTAACCATTATCAACGGCATACTTGATCATGCGTTTCATCGCCAGTTCGTGCCACGAGGTCTTGAAGGGTGCGTCTGGGACTAGGTTAGAATCGTTTCGGTCATGGAAAAAGTTAAGATCAATCCGCTCTTTACCCTCTTTACCAATAGCATTTTGCAGGATTTGCCACTCCCTAGTAGTTGGCCTTGCGTCAGTGGTTCGTGGTTCTTCTAACAAATGATTGAACGCTTTCTCGACCACCGCCATATCTGTTCCACCGTCCCGTCTAGCTGCGTCCATAACCCTCTTTCTGAACAATTCAAGCGCATCACCCTGATACCCCTTCTTACGCCCCTCCTGATGCCAATCGCTCTGTATCTCCTCGATGAATAGCGTCTTACCATGCTCAGATGTGCGGTCGTTGAACCGGACATGGGCGAGGGTGTTCGGGGTGTCGCCGTAGTGGCCTCCCTTGTAGTCGGCCTTGCCTTCAATATACTCAAACGTAAGGCCGGGGTTTTCTCGCGCAAGGTCGGATGATGACGCTTCTGAAATGTATTCTGCCTTCGTCTGTGGATCAGTGTTCGGCAGCCTCATTGTGGAGATAATATTTCCGTCGGTATTTTTCGCCAAAAGAAGTGGCGGGTCATTCTTCGGCAACCGCAGCAACAACTCCCGGTAGCTGCCCTCGACTGCGCCGGGTTCGACGTAGGAGGAGTGTTTGGTTTCTGGCCGCATCATGCTTCGGTGACGGGTAAGTTCGGGGTGAGCGTCAGCGTAGGACTGTGCCTCTGCGGCATTTGAGGCAATTCTCTTTGGCACATCAACAAACCCGCCGCTTCCGTCGTGAACCACCCATACGTTTGTATCCTCTCTCACCCCAGACTCGTAACGCGGCACTGCCTCGCCACCCCCCAACACCGTCTCCTCAACAGTAATACTATTCTCCACGAGGTGATCGATAATCTCGTCCCTGGTGACGCGACGATTGCCCTCAAGGAATTTGTCCAGACCAAGTGCCTGCAACTCCTCATCCTTAACGCCAGCCTTCTTGATCATCGCCAGCATCTGCGAGGCACTACCCTTCTCCTGCTTCAGGTCAACAGTGGCACGCTCGGCTGCACTGAACATGCCCAAGGCGTCTTGGCCGCCTACGTCAGGCATGAAGCGGGTAGTGACAGTCGGCTTACCTTTCTCAACTTCAAAACGCTTAAACCCTCCCTCGGATCGTGCCTGCTCAGTAAACTTCTTGGCTACAGTGAATCGCTTAATAAATTCCTTCCGCTTCTTGGGTGTATCAGGGAATCCATGCTCCAGTGCAAAACGATTAACCACATCCAGCGAGCTATGCCCCACCGGCTCATTCTTGGCAATATTCCATGTCACCCAGTGCGTGCCTGAGACGCTGTTAAACGAACCCTGCAACTCAGCAGGTAGATGAGCATCCATTCGGCTTGAAACATCACCCAAGGCACCTTCTAGGACGCGATACAGGGCATGTGAGCCAGCCATGCCGCTCAGTTGTTTCTGCACAGTATCCGACCAGCCCGTCTTCTCAACCGGAACATCCCCTTTCTTGGTTATGTAAAGAGATGCCCCCGGCCCCTCCTTGGCCTCGACAGCAGCCTTTAACTGCGCCTCCCAGAAATTAATCATCTGCCAGCGGTCAACAATAACCACATCATCACGAGCCAGCGTCAGTATCACGAAGCTATTCACCTTGTCGTGAATGCCTGCTGATAATAATCCCTGCGACCACATCGCCTCGCGCATCTGTGGCCCGGTCAATCTTGAATCATTTAAAACCCTGTTAACGTCATTCCATCTCCCGTTCCATCTAGCCAGCATCGAGTGAAACCCGTTTATGTTCTGGAGTGCATTCATGCCAGCCGATTCATGTGACCGGGCCTGCTGACCTTTTGTCACACGGTAAACCAACTCAACCCATGTGCCTTTCTGCTCACGGTTACGGCGATCTGCCATATCCTGTGCCAGCTTCCAACGCTTATCGCTGACACTTTGCTTGCCTCTAACATTCTTCCAGCCCTCCGCAGCCACAACTTTTTCAGGTGTCCAGTATTCACCTCGTGGCATACTGAACTCGCCATCAATAGACTTGTAAAGTTGCTCCATGAACTTCGGGTTGCTAACCATGCGAATCCAGCCTGCCTCCTGATCATATGGGCCAAGCATTCTTGATAAGAATCCCCAGAAGTAATTCAGTGCAGTCGCCTCAACTGGCAGCTTGCCTTGACGAGCAAGCTCGTGCATCTGGCGAACAGACTCAAGACCCTCCTTGCTCTTTAAAACCAGATCAGGGTTCTTCGCATAGGCATCACTTATATACTCAGCCAACTTGCTGGGGTCTTGCACCCACTCATGCAAACGAGATGGGTGAGGTGGAAGTTCTGTCATCGACACCCCGTCAAGGCGCGTCTGAAGTTGTTGCACCCATTCATCAGGGCTAACGCCTTTGTTGGGTGATTCTGATTGAAGCTGGTCAGCTAATTGCTCGCGTTCAAGATAGTCGCGCCACTGAGCCTCCCCCCACTTTGAAGAGTCTTTAGGTTTTGGCACCCCATCGTGTGTCGCGTTGTTAACACGCAGCACGGGTACATCATAACCGTTCTTCGACTTGGCAGTTACTGGCTGGAGTTCGGTGGCTCCGTGCCTTCTGCCTTCTCTGGGGGAGTCGCCGTACCCTTCTGATTCCCACTTTCGGTAGACGTCCCTAATGGGGTCACCGATCCGACTGTCCACCCTTCGGAATATATCGGGTCGGACTCCTCCAACTCTCTCGCCGTGCAGTAACGCCCCTTCCTTATAATTTTCGCCATTTCGATTTTCTTTCCAGTTATTAGTTTCGTAAATTGTATCGCCTGCCCTAAACTTATCTATAGCAGAACCTGCGTAACTCTCCGTTTCTAGGGCAGCCCATAGTGACTCATACACGCTACCGTATTTTATAGCATCGTTGAAACCGAGATGAACAATGTCCACGCCAGTTTCTGTCGGGAAAAGGGCAATGTCACCTGCCCCTCCTGATTGGTCAGCCTCGACCCTTTTGAGGATCACGTCAATGTCTTTTTCTGTAAGCTCACGGCCAATGTCTATGCGGAACGCATTCGCCCCTTTGCTTCGCTTGTAAGCAGGCTTATAACCCCCAACCCCCTCCTGATGAGCGTACAGGCCAAATAGGTTGGAGGCTACCAACGCTTCCGAACGGGTAGTACCCTTGGCTAACTTGATTATCATCGATGGATTAATCTCAAGTTGACCAGCAGAATTTAAATAGGCTGATGGACGTGTGGCAATTTCATGTTCAATCTTTAGTTCCTCTAGTATGTGCAGTTTATTTGTTTCAGGATTGATGTGTGCCTGAATCATGTCGTTATGATATTGCTCACGCACTAACATTGGCGCACCGATCAGTCTCTCTAAAAACCCTGTTGCCTTGCCCGGTATAAATTCAACTGAAACCTTGTCCGGTATTGCATCACCCACATCAACCATGAAGCGATCCTTGCTTAACTGGTAGGCATCCTCACTCATCTTGGCCCTCTCGCCGGTAGGCTGTAAGCCGTCCATACGATCCAAGCGAAAGTTCTTGGTGTATTTACCTCCACCCTTTTCCTTCTTCATCAAAAGTTCCTGAAAGAAGTCAGCCTTGTTTTGCCCGAAAAGTTTTTTGCTTTTAACCGGATCATCAGAAGCAAGGTTAGTCAGGTACTCCTGAAACTCGTGAATGAATGCAGCATGATCATTATCCCAGAGGCCCAACTTCTTGGCGAAAGACATGTTAGCTGTGTCAGTCCAGAGCTTTGTCCAATCGATTGCACGCACAAATATGTTACCGGCATTTGATACCTCAATCGTATAAGGCAGCACAGCACGCTTACTCTTCTTGATGCCTGACGAATACTTGCTGGTGAAAAGCCCGGTCAGCCTGTTCTTACGCCGGGTGGTAGCAGCGTAGTACGTCATGTCTGTGATCAGTCCATTCTCAACAGCGTTATTAAACGCCTCCACATTCTGACGAGTGGTCGGAAGGATCGTAGAGTTAGCCTGAATCTCACTGATCTGTTCCGGGCTGAACCGGGTGCCTCGAATAACCTCGACCGTAGTCCCGTCTTTCGTCTCCGTTTCAATCCGCATTCCATCTGGCCCCCCTTTCTCCAGAATATTCTTCATGGCAGAATCACTTGCAGCCTCCTCGGCGGCAATGTCCTTGTCATTCTTCATCACACGACCACCCTTGCCGTCATCCTTCAGCATGTTAAGCCGCTCAAGTTCTACTTGATGATGTTTAAAGTCTTTCTTCTTAATGGCGGTAGTAATCGTCTTGTCAGTTGCCTCGACCAGTTCGCCAAGGTTCTTTCTGCTGCGAACCATGTCACGCAGCATGGCCCCCACTACCGGGCTGGTCTTGTCCATGTCAGGGAAGAGCATCGACTTGCCGGGTGTAACGCCTATCTGGCTTAACTTCGCAATGGCATTATTAATCGCACCGCCGGTCTGCTTCATTACCTGCTCATCGATCACCTTGCGAAGAGGGGTATCGAAGCCGCGCATCATACGGTCATACTTCTTACCCTTCTTACCCGTAATAACCATTGCCATATGATCACCAGCAATTTCATCAACAATGTATTTAGCCCTGCCTTCTCTTGTAGCAACAGAAGATTCCGATGGCCGGTCACTCGGCTTCAGCTTTTTAACGTAATCATTGAAAAAATTTTCAAGCTGGGCTTCGGGTATCAATCCTTCCTGCAACAGCTTTCCTTCAGACCACATACCTGCAATCTCTGTTCGGATCGCGTCAGCCATCGGTTGCAACTGCTCGATCTTTGTAAGGCCGTGCCATAGCTCATGGCCGATTGTGTAGTGACTATCAGCCTTTGCTAGGTTAACTACCAGAGTTGGTATTCCTTCGGCTGACTTCATGTCAGGGACAAATCCCCGTTCAGCCTTTGGATCATTAATAAACTTAACGCTGGCATCACCAAGCGGCCCTCTGAAAATCCTAGTAACATCAAATATAGTGGCAGCCTGATCCTTGCCGTACTTGTCAATGTAACCCTGCATCATGGCTCTATCAGAGTCACTCAGGTTACGCATATAAAAGTCCACATCCTTGGCTCGCTTGGCCCTCATAGCGGCCCCTGTAACGCCCTCTACGCCCCTTGCGATGCCTCCACCGAATCCACCTAGTGCTATGCCCCCTCCGAGGCCACTGGCAGCACCTTCCCAGCCGTCTGCTAATCCACCGAGGCCCATACCTACTACACCACCGGCAGCCATGCCACCGGCTGCTCCAGCACCTAGCTCCAGCAGTGGGTCGCCGTAGCTAAGAGTCCTTGCCAGGCCATAGCCCTGCTTGCCCTCTAAACGGGCCGCAGCACCGCCAAAGAAGCCTTCACGGCCCAGCCCCCTCTGAAGACCCTCGCCAGCCTCTGCAAGCACTCTACCGCCAACCTGAAGCCCTTTAGTGGCACCGTAGGCACCGGCTACGACAGGCGCACCAGCAGCCATAACGCCACCACCTAATCCTGCGCCAACAGCCAGCGCACGACCTGTCTCAGGTGTCACTCCTGTTGCCCCGGTAAAGGCTCTTGACGTGACATCGCGTGCGCCTTCACCAATCTCGCCCAGTGTGTCGCCTGCCCTATACATGCCTCGGCCAACCTTAGAAGCTGCCTTGCCGGTTGCAGTTGCGGCGACCTTCGAGGCTGCTTTAGTAAATGATTTACCGAGGAAACCGCCGAAAGGAAGTGAAGGGTCTAGGACGTTGGCTTGCCCTCTTGTCGCCTCTGGGTTAGGTGACTCCTCAATTAGCTCTTCCCTGATCTGGCTGAAGTATTGAATTTTATCACGCTCCGCAGCCATGTCTTTTTCAAGCTGCTTATCGTACTCAGCCCTTCGGGCTTCAGTGTCTTTTCGGCCAGAGAGAAAATCATCGTAAGTGTCTTCAGCCTTACTAAAGTGGTTAACAATCTGCTTCCCTAAATGCCACATATCCAGAGTGCCTACCCCAAGCCCAGAAGGAACTGACCTAGCGAATTCAAGTGGCGAAGTGGCCAACTCACCTAACGCACCAACAACTTCACCACCAATCTGCTTAAAAGCACCACCGGCAGCCGAGGCAAATTCAGAAACCCCCATCGATTGCTCATTCTTCCATTCCCGGTAACGCTTGTACTCGTCAAGCGTCATGTCGTTGTTAAACCAATCCGGGTCTAACATCATGTGACCGGCAACCTCTTCGCCGGTCATCGGGTATTCCTTATCGATGGCAGCCTTAATTTCGTCGTCTCCCATTTCATCGGGAAACTCAAGTATCACGTTCCTGTGAGGCAGGAATATTTCAGGCATTATCTCTTGTCCTTCAACATATCACGGATAATATTTAACTGCCTTTCCAGCGCATCCCAATCCCTTTCAGGTGCAGGTGCAACAGGTGCAGGTGCAACAGGTGCAGGTGCAACAGGCGCAGGGGCAACAGGCGCAGGTGCAGGGCTGCTTGCGCGAGGTGAAGTGAATTTAGTTCCAGTGTAAGCACGGCGAGTAGGCGCACCACCGGCTTGGGCGGATTGGGTGCCAACAGGTGTCAGGCCAAGGACTTTAGCTTTTTTAGAAACGGAGTTAGTCATCATCCACTTAACTGTCTCTATTTGTGACTTGCTCGTAGAAGCCCATGTCTTCCAATCATACGGATCAGTAAATAAATTTTCCTGTATATATTTACGCTCCTCAAGAGTAAGCGGCCCACCGCCCGTTAACGGGATACGCATCTTGCCCACAAGAGTAGCAATCATTGCCTTTGCCCTTGCCTTCTTCGGGCCGACCCACTCAACCTCCCCCTCTTTAGCCATTTCCATAAGGTCATCCATCATTTCATTAACCTCATTGGATGTGGCAATTAAATCACGCATTTTAACAGCCTCTTCTTTTGAAGGAGCAATTCCCGTAAAGCCTGTGTTCGGCGTGAAGGTGATTGCAGCAACAGCGGCCCTCTCTGTCGCTGACAGTGTTGGAGGTGCAACAACCTGAAGGAACTTACCTTTGGTATCAAATAAGGCCGTAGCACCCGGAACACCCGGAACAGGCTGACTAATAATACCCGCTTCAGGATACAGCTTATCAAACATCTGCTGATACTCAGGTGTCATCTGACCACGCTGCTCAATGAACGCTTTCATGTGTGCAGCCTTACGGTCAACAGGTTCAGCAGGGATAGTCTCAGCAGGTATTTCGCGGGTAGTCGTTTCAGTCTCCACCAACGGCCCTGTCGCGTAGCCGCCTTCAGGCAGGCTGTAATCTGCCTCCTCGGTGACCTGCTTGGCGGAGTCCTCTAACTTTGGTTTAGCATTCAAATGATTCGCAAGTTTGCCTATCATCTCTTCAACCCCACGGCTATAATCAAGTGGGGCAATAACGCCTGCATCCTTTTTCAGAGCATCGAGCTTCTTCTGATGAGCGTTCTTAACAATATTGAGATTCTTTTTGGTGGAGGCGGCTATGTCTGGGTTATTAATGTACTTATTCGCATTATCAATTAAGCCCTGTAACTTCTTAACTTCAGGTTTGCTGTTAAACACTAACAGCTTAACATCCTGTTCAACTTTTCTCTTTTCCAACTTTTCAATAACACCATCAATCTCATTCCTTCGGGCAGCGTGTACGGCCAGCCGGTCGTCATGCACAGGCTTAACCTTTGCGTTATAGTAATCGAGCTTCTTGGCAATCTCGGCAGCCTCTGCTTCAGGTAATTCGACTATTGATCTTTCTGCCGCAACAGGATCAAAGTTCGATAGGTCGGGCGGTCGCTGTTGAGGGACTTCTGTAGGATCGCCAGCCCAGTACCTCTCCAGCTTATCAAATTCTTCAGGGCTAAACTTAGCGTCATCATAACCTATTGCGTCACGCTCGGTCACCGGATTAATCCCAGTTTCCTGCATGTGCCTCAACCGATCCATCTCTTCCTTGGTAGCTAACTCTGTTGTAGTCGTATCCTCAACCGTTCTTGCAGGTATTTGCGTTGGCTGTAAATTCTGACCTGCACCGTAAGATGATGCATACGCATCACGCTGACCTTTCCTAAAGCGATGCTCCTCAATAGCCGCACGCTTGGAGTAATCGTCCAGCTTGGAATTATACATTTGCAGATTGGCAAGCAACCCTTTCTTCTGTGCAAGAGTCGCGTCATTAGAAAGGAATTTGTCTACCAGCTTCTTATCACCGGCTATCTCATAAAGCAGTTCAGTCTTCTGGCTGAAGGGTGAGGGTGTAGTAACAACGCTACCCGCGTCACCGCTGTCCCATGTTGCCATTGATTCATTTTGAGCAAGCCGACCCCCTTCTCTCATTTGACCAGTGAGTTCAGGGTTCACAGACGCGCCTTCAGGTAGCGGCCCTTCCTCGAAGGACTGGACAGGTTTATCACCCTCAAGAAATGTCTTTAACTCAATAGCCTTTTGCGCCTGACCGTGGATCAATCCATCCACCGTCTCAGACTCTTCCTTGCGTGCAGCATACGATTTCAACGCATCACCAATTGTGTCGCCAACCCGCTCCAAACCCTTTTGCGTTTGAGCAGCCTGCTGCATTGCCGCACCCAAGAATCCACTCGGAAGTGGACTCACCCGTTGCCCTGTGTACTGCCCAAATATCGCCATAATAATTATCTCCTAGTTAACCCATAAACGCTCCGCGACCAATCGATCCAAACATGCCCATCATACCGGTGCTAAACGCACTCTTGTTAGCCGCATTAGCCTGCGCCACAGCAAGCTGCGTAGCCTGATTCCCAGCGTACAAATCTTGCGCCATTTGCGATTCTGGCTGGAAGATGCGTGGCCCCAATGCCTGACCCATCCCAAGACCTTGTTGGCCGTATCCACCCGCAGCACCAAACGCCTGACCTTGCCGACCCAGCACCTGCATAAACGGATCACCAACCATCTGCTGGCGTTGTCCAAGTAAACTGCTCAGTGCAGCCTGCCGTTGTTGTTTAAGCTGGTTAGCCTGCAAGCCCTGCCAGTAAGCCTCTTCTGACGCTGAATACGGGCTGTAGGCCATTCCACGCGCTGTGGCAGCATTCCTATAACCCTGCTGTACTTCCCTCGCTAATGACGGGTCTAGCTTCGCCCCCAGTTTGTAATCAGAAATTGCACCCTCAAGCAAAGCATCACTCGCCTCACGTTTCAACGGATCAGCATCAAGGAACGCGCTGGTCGCGTCCTGACCCATAGACCGGACATCAGCTAAGTCCTGCATTCGTCGGTAACGGTTAGCACCAGCCTCCGTCTCAGATAAGCTCGGTGTAATGTAGTCGCGGTATAACGACAGCACTCCCGGCTGATCCTCTGTGCCGCGCATCGTGTCGGACAATGTCTGTAATTCAAGGTTAGTCCACTTCGGTCTTTGTGCCGCCTCAATGTCAGCCAACGGGCCTATGTCCGCAAACCTCCCTGTGCCGCTCATGGCCTCGGCCTGTGCGCGAAGTGTGCTGGCCATGTCATCCCCGTAATCCCTTGGAGCCGGTTGTTGAATCTTAGTGCTTCCCATTATTGTATACCTTCTTTTTAAACTTGTTCCACTCCCAAACGTGCCACCGCTCCTCGCCATCTCGCTGCCAAGAAACGAACTCCAGCTTCATCGGTGTCACCTTCAAAAACCTCTTCATCGGGTTTAACCCTGCCGCCAACTGAACCACCCAACAGTTGTGATTGTTGCCCTCGAAGATCATGTCTTCCCCATCCCAAAAAGCCGTTCGCCCAAGCACAAACTCTCCGGGCGATGACCACACATAGCCATTCTTCAAATACTCCCCAAGCACCACCTCGAACGGTATCGGTGAATGCTCCTCCTGCCATTTCTTTGCTGCCTGCCACGGTAACATTATCCTATTATTCTAATAACCACTGCTCCTGCTACACCCACATTTCCGGGCTGAGAATTACCAGACCCGCTGGGGTCGTCACCGCCTGCTCCGTAAAATGCGGTGCTAATTAAACCAAAGTCGCCCAGCTCTTCGTCGATGCCGACGGCGGCCCAATTGGGTGCGGTGTGGGTTATCGCGGTGTAGCTGGTCGAAGTACCCTCGCCCGCCGCACCGGGGTCGCCGCCGGGGGAAGTTCCTCCTGTTCCACCACTTCCCTTCAGGTAGTAAGCAGAACTTGGACCGCCAAAAGTTGTGTCTCCTCCGCCGCCTCCATTAAACCCGCCAGTCAGCCCACCGACACCTTGGCCTGCTGTTCCTGCTGCGCCGACCACGATTGCAATTTCATCATCCTCAAGACCATCGCCCCCCAGCGTGCCGCTAACATCAATGTAGTCTGAGATTATACCTCCAAAACCGCCGGGGTCTTCCGCAGTAGACCCACCACCCCCGCCGAATACCATGACATGGATTAAACTTACACCAGAAGGTCTAGTCCATGTTGTGTCGGCTCGGTAAACCGTGGTGCTAATCGTTGGAGGAGCATCAATCCACGAAGGGTTAGCCCCCGCACCGCCTGAAGATAAAAACTGACCGGATGTCCCGGCAGCGAGTCGGACATAGGAGGTTCCGTTGTGATACAGCACATCACCTTGTGCGTCTGAACCCATCTCAATCTTGGGGCCGGTAACTGCACCTGTTGCGAGCTTCGCGGTGGTCACTCCATCAGATGCGCCGGTTGAATCAGCAATCATCGCAGTCTCGATTGAACTTGAAGCAATAGTTAACGCACCTGAACTACTTATAGTCGCATCACCACTGAGAGTCGCAGCGGTTGGTGTGCCTGCGTTTCCAACAATTAGCTGCCCTGTGGTGAGTGACTCCAGTTTTGAAACCTGAATAGCAGCCCCTGACTGAACGTGGATATTGGCTATTGAGTTGTTGGCAATCGACAACGATCCAACCGCCCCTGAGATGTCAACGGTTGGTGTGCCAAGTGCATTAAGTTTGCTGATTGTAATTGCTTCCCCTTCGCTAAGGAGAGTGCCGGGGGTTACTGTTGCTGATACGGCCATAATAAGTCCTATGATTTAACGGTGATCGTGCGATCACCTTGGTTGCTTGTTAGATTTGCTTGGGTAATTTCAATACGACCCTGCGAGTTGGTTAATTCTAGTTGTGTGTAACGACCTGTCTTTGGGGTCAACGCAAACGGCTCCATCGTCTGCTGCATACGGTCCAGCCGAACTCCGTTCGATCCAAGGGAGAAGCCACTGACGGATGCCTCCTGAAGTATCGGTTCATCTGCTTCTGAAACAATCGTGTCTCCCGCCTCGGTGAGGATGGCATCCAAGTCTACGTCAAGCGTAACACTGTAGTCCTCACGATACGGGTTCGCAATATCGTCATCACGGTTACTCTGCTCAAATGGTAATGCGTCAAATGGTCTATAGTAGTTAGTCCTGCTCTTCGTTCGGTCAGTGCAAAGTGTTTGAGACTCCTCTACTCCATCGCACTTCGCTTTGACAGTATACTTTGGATTCCAGACGCTGATGTTTAACGAGGCTGTGCGATATGTCTTATGGTCAACACCCGGCTGACCGTAGCCACGAGTTAGCAAGTAGCTACTAATCTCCTCATTAGATAAACCATCCTCCTGGGTCAGGTCAGCAACATCGTCCCCTTCATAATTCTCCTCCACCAGATTAATAAATCCATCTGTACCGATGTAAAACAGGCGTTGTGCGTTGTTGTACTCTGCAATAAAGAACTCCTTGGGTTTGATCGCAGTGCCGTTGTCGTGACTAACCCATGTTTGGCTTAGGAAATCATAAACTAGCA